CAAGGACGGCCCCGGTCCGGAGGCAAAGCTGTGCGCGTATTATAGGGGGATCGTGGAGCGCGGGCGTTAGCATTTTTGGTTAGCATTTTGTGTTTCGCTAATGCAAAAACAATTGCGTGAATGTGCAATATATTATGCGTTCGTACAATGGCAAAAGTGCCAGGAAGCATTGATATATAAGGAAAAACCCGCAATCTCAATGGATTGCGGGTTTTCTGTTTTTGGTGCTGATGGCGGGACTCGAACCCGAAATGCGAGAGGCAAAAGCATTGAGAATTCAACGTTTTTCGTTTCCGTTAGCGTATTGGTTAGCATTCTCTCTGAAAAAAGCGGCCATTTTGTTTTGACTCTTGAGCCTGGCAGCGGCTGCGAGGTGCGTGTAGATCTTGTGCATAGTCTGGTAGTCGGCCCAGCCGCCGAGTTCCATCGTTTCCTGCTCCTGCAAGCCAAGATAGAATGCCAGAGAGGCGAAGCTGTGCCGAAGCCCATGCACGCCAACCTGCGGGAGGCCGTTGTTAAGGCAGAGCTGATTGATCTGTATGCGGAGCGTGTTTGCGTGGAAGGGGTAGACCAGGTCGCTCGGCTGATGCGGGGACGCGCGGCGGATGGCGTCGGAAAGGGCGGGGATCATAATCGGGACGACGCGGCGGGAGGAAGCGTTTTTATTGGTAGGCTTGTGCACGAGCACATTGTCCTCACCCATAACGGCCGCGCCGTGGACGGTGATGGTGTTCGCGGCGAGATCAATTTTATCAAACGTTATGGCGAGGATCTCGGAGCGGCGAAGGCCGTGCAGCGCCAGCAGAGCGGCGATCTCGAACGGTTTACCGCGCACAAGCTCCACGAAGCGCAGGACCTCGTCCGGCTCCAGCCACGGTTTATCAGGCGGCACAATCTGCGGCAGGCGCACGTCCGGCGGCGTCATTCCGGCATGACGCATCGATGTGCGCAAAAAGCTCCATGCATTTTTTAACGTCTTGGCAGACGTGAGGTCGGCTTCCGTGTCAATCACGAGCTGCCAGTTTTTTATTTTTGAGGCAGGCTTGTCTGCAATGCTCACAAAACGGTGGTCGCGGATCGTCGCGTAGCCGCGGATGGTGGACGGTGAGGCCGTCTTCCGGATGCTGTCCATGTAGTCGGACATGAGATCGCGGACAGTCTTATCCGTTCTGAATTTGCTGTCGTGGATGTCGGCGCGGTGCTGGGCTTTGATAAGCTGCGCCTGCTTGATGCAGTCGGAGCGGGTGAGGGCGGAGACGGGGATGCTTTCGCCGCCGAGGCGGAGCTGGATGAACCATGTGCCGGATTTCAGCTTTCGAGGCTCGGGGACTTTCATGGGGACACCTCCAAAAGGATACAGAATACCGCTCCGGCAGTGCGCCGGGGCGGCTATTTTTTATGCACGGAACCAGCCGAGGGTGGGACTCAGGATATCCACCACCAGAGCAAAAGCGCAAAGCGCGACGATGCCGAGCAGGACAAGGGTGGTGATGCGGTGCATTTTCAGGGACTTCCGCAGCTGCTCGCGCTGGACGCGGAGGCTTTTGTTTTCCAGCCGAAGCAGCTCGGAAACGGACTCCGGAGCGGGCGGCGAGATGCCGAAATACGCGTTCATGTCGATGCCGAGGGCATGGCAGATCGGGCCGACGGTATAGACAGAGGCGCTTTTTGATTCGCCGCGCAGGTACTGAGAAACCGTATTCAGGGCGAGGCCGGCGCGGTCGGCGATGATCTGGTTTGTGAGATGCTGCGCATCCTTCGCTTCGCGGCAGAGCTGCCACAACATTTTTTCCAAGAAAATCCCTCCAAACACACAAATGGGGCGTGAAAGCCCACGAAAAGGGATGGACTTAACCATTGGTAAAAGCGTATGGTTGAACTACAAGCGCTCCCAATCGCTTGCAGAAAACCAAGACCCGTGCCGGATTTCGGCACCCGGCGCGGGTGGGATCAACCGATTGGCCGCGTATACCCGGCGGCTTTTGCCTCGGTCACCGTTGACACATAACGATCTGCGACAACAGAATCGTAGCACTTATCAAACGGAAGATAGAAATACATTTCACCGCCTGCACCCATGGCGCACTTAACAGCAGGATAGTTGCGCAAATCAACGGAATAGTTTTCATAATAGTGGAGATTTGGGAAATGCGCAAACGCGGCTTTTGCCTCTGCAGAGATGGAACAGGAACAAACAAGGTGACCGTCTACGCGTATATCAGGATGCTTCGCCTGAAAGAGAGAAACGGTTCCGAATAGCTGCGTGACAACGTTGGTATGAAGCTCCTTTTCAGAAGCCCAGTATTTACACTGGACAACGCAGAGCTTTGACAGATCGCGCTTGAATACAAGAAGGTCGCAGCCCAGATCGCCTTTCCCACATTCGGCACCGTTGTATTGGACAAAGTTACCGGCTCGCTCGTACTGAGAGCCAACATACCGCTCGAATTCAAGGCCAAGCTGCGGGCGGTTTTTCTTCTTAGCGTTCCACGCATTCAGCGCGATCTGGTACCTGTCCTTTGAATTCCATTCGTACAGTGAGAGCAGAGACATGCATTTTTTTCGATCCTCTGCGGACGAAATCAAAGGAAGCCACATATTCTTAGGGGGAACAAGCTTTTCAGGAGGCTCGGATACGCTGACGGCAAGAGAAGTCTTGAACTGTTCAAGAGCAGAAAGCACTTTCTCCGCACGCCGCTTTTCCTTTTCAACGGATTCCAACCGCGCGTTCAGCTCTGAAAGCGAGGACTCGACCGCCTGCGTGTCCAATGTGCTGAGGAGACCAAGGTCAACCGCGAGGTAATACATATGCTTGCAGGGCTGGCGCCGAAACTGAAAGTCAGGGCAGGTGCAATCGTACAAAGTTGTATGATAGATGCCGTGCAGGCCGGAGATATTCGCGCTTATCTCGACAGGAGAATCGTAAGAAATAGGCTCATTCAGCGCGGAGTACAGACGCGGATCCTCAATAAAGCTATAATCCTTCGCCGCCAAGAATGCAGGGGTGGAGTGATATGGCTCCATAAATGCCAAGGCACGATCCCGCAAGGCGTGCATATTTCTCATGTATAAGTCGAAGCAAGCCCGTCTCTCTTTCTCAGAAGCGTCTTTTTCACCCTGCGCGTGGCCGTCAGAATAGCTTTTGGCCTCCGCAGCGGCGATGGCTTTTTCCTGTCTGGCCATATAATCGTGCTCGGCAGATTTCAACACTTCGCGGCTGGAATTTTCGCATTCACATCTTACACGACAACGGATGCGAGGGAGAAGCCAGAGCGATACTGGGATCGTGACGCAGAGGCCAAGAAAATAGAACAGCTCGGATATATGTTCCAGAATGCCGATGAGCGTCTGGGATCTGTCCTCCAAATGGATACTGAGTTCTTCGACAAGCGAACCCAACAACCAAGAAAGAAACGAAGCGCCGACAAAAGCAAGGATTTTCTCGGCCAATGGCAACACCACCGGTAAAATGATAAGCGGGGAACTGCTATTTACAGTCTAGCCCCTTTTCCCAGATGGTGCAAGATGGAAATATGAACGAAAAATGAACGCGGAATTTGTGAAAGGATGGAGGAATCGGGGAAAATGGAAAGAATCGAGCTGTTAGAAGAAATCAAGAGGATGCTGGAAAGCGCGACGGAAAAGGAACTGGACATTGTGTGGCGGTTTTTGCGCGAGGTGGTAAAGCGCGGATAAAAAAAGAGCCGGGGACGTTAACCGTCCTCGGCCATTTTTTTTGCGATCTCGTCGAGCAGCTGCCACTCCTCCGCGCTGAGTTTGCTGATGATCGAGATAAAACGCTTTCGCGGCGCATCGTCCGGGTCAGCGACGACATTACCGAAAAACTCGGCAAGCTCCTGATCGCGCGTAAGCTTTTGGAGCATATCGCCCTCGCCGGTACGGAGCCAATGCTCGTCAATGTTAAACTCACGGCAAATCAGTTTGATAAATGGCTCGTTTGGGGTTGTCTTACCGCCCTCGAGATTTGTGATAACACCTCGAGTGGTTCCGAGGTGCTCGGCAAAATCGGTCTGGGATAAGTTGGCGGATTTGCGGACATCTTTGATCCGCTCATTGATGGACACGGTATCACCTCCTGATAGATACTATTATACGCAAGCGAAATGTATTGTCAATACAAAGCTGACGAAAATATTTCGCGGCAATGTATTGACAAAACACTTGAAAGGTGGTATCGTGTATTCACAATACAAATCACAACAACAAAATGTAGCAATAACGCGAGGTGATAGAAATGTCGGAGAAGGAAAAGCAGGTAGCTGAGAGCCTGAGAAAAAACACAAGCGGTCTGTCCGCGGAGCAGATGCAGCGTCTGGGAGATATCGCCTATGGCATGCTGCTGACCAAGGAGCTGGCGAAGCCGGAAAAAAAGGAGGCGTAACGGCTTGGTGCATAATTACCAATTTGCGGGTGGCTTTGCTACCTAAATTTGTGAAAGTGGTGACGTCGCCGAAATGGTCGGCTATGAGAACTGTCGATTGGAAGGGGGTGGGAGGCATGGAGGAAAAGACGCTGAAAGCCGCAACGGAAACCGCCCTGCGCGAGCAGGTGGAGCTGCTGGCACAGGACGGTATGTGCGGAGGAGCGCTCGAGGACGCGATCAGCAAAATCCACATCCTCGTGCATGTGCTGCATGAGCTGAAGAATTAGTGCTCCGGGTGGGGGCAGATACTTTTGTAGATCGCGTTATAGATCTCTGCAATGGCTGCCCCCATTTCCGCATTGCTGTTTGCATTGTATGGCAGTTTCTTGTCGAGCATGGCAATTGTCAACTGCATTGCAATTTCAGCTTTTGTCATAAAATCACCTCCCTTCGACCGTATTTTACCATACGGAGGGAAGGTGTCAAGGAAGAAGGTGAGAGGAATGGATTACACAAAGCCGACGCCGGGGCTGACCAATTACGAGAAATGCGCAAAGAACAGAAATCCGCGCGCGTATGAGTTAGCTCTGCGGCTGATGGACGCAGCCGCAGAGCTGGATGTCAGCGCGGAAGAATTCGATGCTGCAATCGATTATATCCGCTGGTGGGCCGGTCTGACCGGAGCGCTCCATGTGTTAACGATGGCAGAGGTCAAGCGCAACCGTGATGCCTTCTTCGAGGCACTTTAGAAATTCGGCTTTCCGCGCCAGGAAATCCGCGTGGCGATTCTGCGAGAGCCAGTCGCAGAATTTGCCCTGGGCGTAGGCCAGCGCGATCTGCTGGTCTACGGGGTCGAGCGTGTAGAAATTATCAGACATGAAATCACCTCCCTTCGACCGTATTTTAGCATACGGAAGGGAGGCGTCAAGGGGGTGAGAAGTCAGTGAAAAAGGGACGCGAAAAAGCGGACAATACCAATGAAGTGTTCAGCAACGAGGCCGACGATAAAGAATACAAGATTTACAAGAAGCGTTGCTACCGAAATCTTGTTGTCGAAGCGCTGCTGGCGTTCGTCCTTGGCAGCCTGCTCCGCTTCCTTCTCGGCAAGCTGTAGACGCTCTTTCGCCTCCTTTTGGAGGGAAAGAAACAGCTCCGCGCCGGGCTGCTCCAGATGGACGGAGGAGCTTGCCGAAAAGTCGCCGGAAATGAGGCTCTGGCCGCGCATGGTCTTCAGAAGAACTTTCGTCTGTAGAACGTCGAGGCCGGAAAGCGTGACGGCCTGATTCATCAGGTCAGCAAACTGCATACGCCCGCCGACGCCATAGAGCAGGGCCAGCGGGATATAACGGGTATCCGTTACATGCTCAAACATGGGAGCACCTCCTTTTGACTGTATTTTATCATACGGTTGGGAAGTGTCAAGAAAGGCGGTGAGAATATGTCCGAGGAACAGAAGAAGAAAATCGACGGCGTTCTGCACGAGATGAAGCACATGAACCCGCAGCAGATCGAGGTCATGATCACATATATGCAGGGGATGGCAACGGCGGCAAAGCTGATGCAGGCAGGACGGAAGGAGGCGTAAACACATGCCGAAGATGAAGGTCGAACGCTCGACGGACTATCGCCTGACGGCGATGATCCGCGGCGAGATGGCCGCACAGAATGTCAGCGTGGAGAAGGCCAGCCGGTACGCCGGGTGCTGCGTGAACACGCTTTACAAGGTGTTTGACTCCCCTACCGCGTACATGGATAAGGCGCTGCGCCTGATGCGCGGGCTGTCCATTCCGATCGAAAAGGTGCGGGAGACGATCACATATCCATACTAGGAGGAGAGGGCTATGAGCGACATTGAATTTATCACGGAAATGAACCACCGGCGCGCACGAGAGCGGGAGCTCGGGATGCGCTATGCGGAGCTTGCGAAGCTGCGCGAGCGGCGCGAGAGGGTACGCCGGCAGGGGCTGACGTGCTGCTGGGTCGGCGGGGCGTTTTTGTCCGGGATGGCGCTGGTGCTGCTGGCGTTCGGGGCGCAGATCCCGGCGCTGATCTTCGGCACGGTGGCGGCGGTGGTGGCCGTGGCCGGGAGCGTACTGTATGAGTGATGAGAAGATCACGGTGGAGTTCCGGCCGGAGCAGCTGGAGGATGTGATCGAGGCGGTCGTGCGGGCGGCTGAGCAGGACGCAGAGGACATTGAGATCCTTGCCAGCATGCCGCATCCGGACCGCGAGATCATCGCGGGGCTTGCTGAGAGCCGGAAGCGGCTGAGCACGCTCGCGGCGTGGCTCCAGCACGTCCGGGAGGAGGCGGAGTGAGCCGCCGGTACGACCCGGCGATGCGGCCGGTGCCGCCGCCATGCGGGCAGCACTGCCCGGGCAGGACGGCAGGGTGCAGCGTGATGTGCTGCACGTGGACGCTCTATGAGTCCATCCGGGATCATATCTACGATGCGAACCATCAAGGGAAGGCGGCGCTGGAGATGAACCGGAAGGCAAACAAGCAAATGAACGACGCGGTCAAGGGGCAAAGGAGGCCGAGGCTTTATGCGGCAAAATAGCGTGGACTATTCCGGAGACGGCGGGAAGCGCAGGACGCGGATCGTGGAGCAGGACGGCTACACGGGAAGGAACTACTTTTCGGTGGTGTATGGGGCGCAGACCGTGACCGTGCACGCGGCGGACACGCTCGCGGCATTATTCGTGGCCGCGAAGCATTGGGGGTACAAGTTTTCACACCCGGAGTACCACCAGAACGCGAAGGCATACAAGCTGCACAGCAAGCCGGATTTTTTCGGATAAAAAAAGCCCTCGACCGGAAGGAGCCGGACGAGGGCGCGGCCATAAGGCCGAACGATGACAAGGAGAGTATAACATGGGAAACAGATATTTGCAAGAGGCAACGGAGATCATTCGCAAGCAGCAGGGCAAGCGCGGGCCTGTTTGGATGTGCGGCGAGCAGCTGCTGGAGATGATTGCGCAGGACGAGGACGCGACGAAGCTCGTGCTGGACGATTTGACACACGGCGGGATGAGCCTTGAGAAGTGCGAGAAGAAGATCCGCGAGTTTGCGCGCGGGCACGGCGGCTGCTGCACGGGTATGGAGGGTGAAATGATCATCCGCGAATACTTCGGGCTGCCGGAGACGCGGAAGGCTCCGAATCAGGAGCAGACGGAAAAGCCGGCGGACGATGTGATCGATCTGGAGGCGTTTTTCTGATGGCGGAGCAAATGTGCTACGAGAAGCTGCTGCCGAGGCAGCCGTCGGAGGGGGCGCTGGAATGGTACATCCGTGAAAAATTCAAGGAGGAATACGCGATCTACCGCGACGCATGGTGGCGAGATCCGCTGACGGGAATCAAGGAAAACGGCGTGTCCGTCACCTGCTCGGCCTGCGGCGGGAGATGGTTTGCGAAGAAGGGCAGAGGGGCGGACTGCGGCAAAGGCTGGGCGCCGTTCGGCTTCGTGGAGGGCGTCATGCAGATCGGCCCGGAGGACAGATTCCGCTGTCCGAAGTGCGGCGCGGAGCTCCGGGCAAAGCACATCGGGCAGCTGTCAAGGGCCGGGATCGACGACAATGTATATTTCTGCGAGCCGTGGCAGCTGGGAGAAAAATTCGTGCTGCTGGGCTGGCGGGCAGAGCGAAACACCGGGAAGGACGCACAGAAGGTCTACCGGATGTGGCCGTATGAGGCGTATGTGTTTGAGAAACGGAAGGCCGTGCGGCTGACAGGGTATCAAAAATATATGAGTACGATCAGCTTTTTCAACCGGTGGCGGCAGGTGAAGCGCTGCGATGACCGGTGGGGGAAAAAGGGACGGAAGGATTGGTTTCGCTGGCCAGAGAAGCTCGACGGCACGACAATCGAGCATTCGGGGCTGGATCTGTATTTGAAGGCGGCCGGAGATGATGGGCGGCCGGTAGCGTATCTGCGGCTCTGGCAGAAGCACAGGAATCTGGAGAATCTGATCGTGCAGGGATGCGGCAAGATGATCGCGGAGGCGATCTGCAGGGAGTGCAATAGATACGGTTCGAACGGCTCTGCGCGGCTGGAATGGATCGACTGGAAACAGAAACGGCCGGCAAAGATGCTGGGGCTCAACAAGCAGGAGTTTTCTGTGTGCGTGCAAGAGCAGTGGACGCAGGACGATCTCGCGCGGTACAAGATGGTCCGGGCCTACGAGCCGGTGCGGAGCCCGGAGGACTGGAGGCTGATTAAAAAACAGACAATTTACAGCCTGGAAAAGCTATGCCGGGAGACGTGGCTTTCCCCGTCCGCGGTTGGCGGATGCATCGAGAAAGCATGGCGCGGGAATCTGAGCATCATGCGGTGCCTGCGGTATCTGGAGCGGCAGAAATCGGATGTTGTGACGATGCTGGACTACTGGCGGATGGCAAACAGGGCCGGGCTTGACATCTGGGACGAGCATGTGAAGCTGCCGAAGAATCTGAATCACGAGCATGATCGACTCATGGAGGCGGAGCGCATCGAGAAGAACGAGGAAGAAAAGCGGAAGAAGCTCGCGGAGATCGAAAAGCGCCGACCGGCGTTTGAGAAGGTCGTCGCGCCGCTGGAGGCGTGGGCCTGGGAGGACGGCGGGATCTGCATCCGGCCCGTACACACAGAGCAGGAGCTGATGGACGAGGGCGCGACGCTGAACCACTGCGTGGGCGGCTATGGCCAGACGGTAGCAAAGGGAGAGAGCTGCATTTTCTTCATCCGCCGTGCAGATGCGCCGGAAAAGCCGTGGTACACGCTCCAGGTGGAGCTTAAAACGCTCAAGGAGATACAAAACCACGGGCTGCGGAACCGCGGCGCGACAAAAGAGGTACAGGAGTTTGTAAACAGGTGGCTTGCGCACGTTCGGGCGCTGAAAACGGCCAGCAAGAAACGAAAGGAGACAGCGGCATGAGCGATTTGGCAGTGACGCCGGAACGGCTCGGAGTGGAAATCCGGGAGCTGACACGGCAGGCAAAGGCAATGACGGTGTATTACGCCGTCGAGATCGGGCGGCGGCTGACCGCAGCCAAACAGATGGTAGCACATGGAGGATGGGCGGACTGGATCAGCAAAAACACGGAGTTCTCGCAGACGACGGCAACCAGAATGATGCGCATTTTTGACGAGTACGGCGCGGCTCAGATCGGCATTTTCGGGGCGGAGCCAAATTCGTCAACGTTGCAAAATTTGAGTATTTCCAATGCTTTACGGCTCCTCGCGGTGCCGGAGGACGAACGCGAGGAATTCGCCGAAGCGGTCGACGCAGAGAATCTTTCCGCGCGAGAGCTTGATAAGGCGATCCGCGAAAGGGACGCGGCGGTCGCAGACCGGGACAACGCCAGGCGCGAGGCAAACGTGTATTCGCTTCGCACAAAAAAAGCAGAGGAGGAGCTTCAGGAAGCAATGGAGCGGGCTCAGACGCTGGAGGACGATCTGAAGGCGGCGCGAAACGACCGGCGCCAGATTGCGGACGAGCTTGAGGCGCTCCGGAAGCGGCCAGTCGAGGTGGCCGTGCAGCGCGACGAGAAAGCCATCCGCGAGGCTGCGGCCAAGGCAAAGGCCGAAGCGGATGCAAGCTGGGAAAAGAAAAAGAGGGAGCTCGACAAGCAGGCGGAGACAACACAGCAGGAGCTTGTACGCACGCGGAAGGAAACGGAGCTTCTGAAGGAGCAGCTTGCAGAGGCGAAGAAGAAGGCGGAGGCAGCGACCGGGACGGGCGAGAAGCGGCAGATTTTGGACGAGATCGAGGCACTGAAACGGAAGCTCGCGATGGCAGATACGGCGGTAACGGCGGCACGGCTGTACTTCGAACAGTGGCAGAAGGTGTTCCACGAGCTGGCACAGGCAGTGGCGAGTATCGAGGACGAGGAAAAGGCCGAGAAGCTTCGTGCCGCGATCAAGGCGCAGCTGGCCGCGTGGGAGAAAAAGATGGAGGGCTTGCGGTGACAGATAGACAAATTTTGCAGGCGCTTCGACGCCTGCGGGTTGAGACGGGGAGCCTCGCGTGCTTCGGGTGCGGCCGGGAGCACAACTGCGGCACGCACGGCTGCGCCATTTTGAGGAAAGCGGCCGACCTGATCGAGCGCCTGACCGCCGAGAACGCGGCGCTGCGGGAGGGTGACACATGAGCTACAATATTTCGTTCAAGGTCAAAGTCGAAGGGGTTGATGCCTACGTACCAGTTGGTACGTGCGGCGCAAATATAACGTGGAACGCCCGGAAAATTATAGAGAAGTCGACGGGGCTGGAATGGAAGAACTGCCAGAGCAACGGGCTTTGCGTGGACGTAGTTCCAAAAATCGAGGCTGGCTTGAGAAAGTTGGAGCAGAGCCCCGACAAATTCGAAGAATACGAAGCATCGAACGGATGGGGATCGGTAAAAGGGACAGCACAATTTTTCCGGAACATTCTCAACGATTGGAATGATTTCCAGCAATGGCATGAAGATCTTGTTCCGGTTGCGACGTTTTGGATTGAATAGGAGGGGCAGACAATGGATGAAAAAGAAATGCAGAGTGCAGATGCTTGCACCAACAAGAATAAAATAGAGACCAACTTTGCCAAAATCTTTGTTTCTGGATCGGCTGAAAAACCGTATTACAACATCTTGTATTTTGATCTGTCGGAAAAAAAATATCACGTTGGGTTCGGATCGTTTTATCTTGCGTATGTATTCAGGTGGCTATCCGAAGAATTTGAAATTGAAGATGCACCAACTGTTGATGCGGTATCGGTGGTGCGCTGCAAGGACTGTAAACATGGTGAATTGTATGCAAGGAATGATGGAGAGACTGGCGTTTATTGTAATTGCTCAAATTCGATTTTTAAATACGCGAACGAGCACACTTTTACGCCGGTGAGGGATATAGACGATTTTTGCAGCTACGGGGAAGCAGAATGAGCGGGCTGCGGTTTGAGAGCATGGCGGACATGCCGCCGAGGATGCGGGAGCTTTACGCGAAGCAGGCGCGCGACCTCTCAGGCGCTGCGGCGCCAGCTCCCCTTGCGAAGGGGAGCCAAGGGAAAACGAAATACGGAAGCCAGAAGGCAGAGCGCGGCACGATCCGCTTTGACAGCCAGAAGGAGGCGCGGCGCTACGACGAGCTGATGGTGATGCTGCGCGGCGGCATCATCACGGATCTGCGGCTGCAGCCACAGTTTACATTGCAGGAGAGCTATCTCACGGAGAGCGGAGAGCGCATCCGCGCGATCCGCTACACGGCGGACTTTTCGTACCGGTTCGGCGGGAAGCTGGTGGTGGAAGATGTAAAGAGCGGGCCGACGCGGACGAAGGAGTATCTGCGCAACCGGAAGATGATGCGATCCAAGTACGGGATCGATATACAGGAGGTGTGAGGCTTGGTGGGAACAAAGGATCCGTGCACGCTGCCGAAGGACATGCGCTGCTGTGCAGGTGGAATCGGATGCGCTTACGTGTGCCACGGATGCGGGTGGATGGCAGCAGAGCAGGAGCGGCGGCACGCGCTGCCGCTGGTGGAGGACGAGGACGGCCTGCGGCGCAGGCACGTTGGAAATGGCAATCAGCCGGAAGAACAAGAAAATTGACGGACTTATGGCCTGCCGCTTTGCCATGAGACGGCAGGAAAGGAAACCGGCTTTGCATCCTGCGCACGGTCGTCTGCAAAAGGCCGTGCGCAGGACATCATAAAAAAAGGAGCGGTGAGAATGACATTCCAGCGAAAAACGGCTGAACGATTTTTGACGCCGACGGCGGTGCGGATCCGCATCACAAAGCCGGTGGAGCTGTTCCCGGAGCTGCGGCCGACGGTCGGGGCGGTATATGATGCGGAGCGGTGGCCGTCGTACACGTCGCCGGTCGGCGGCTATGTGATCGTGGTCGGCGGGAAGCGGATCAACATACGCAGAAACGAATGTATTGAGGTATAGGGGGTAAAAGGCATGGCACAAATCATGGAGCTGTTTTCGGCGGAACTGGCCGATTTTGTGGAGGCATACGAAAAGGAGTATTGGCGGGTGGATTTTTACGGGGAGAAATATCCGCCCCGGATCGTGATGGAGCGCATGGAGCCGCCGCTTTTTATGCAGGGAGAGGATGAGGCACCGGGCGGGCGCGGCATGATCCAGATCATCGGGCGGCCGGAGATGCAGGTGGTGACGAGCGGAAAGCTGCAAATCGGGAAGAAAGATCTGACAAAGATGGTAAAAAGTGCTGGGAATCTTTTGGGGCTGTTTCTGCACGGGTTTATGCAGGAATGCGATGAGCTGAAAGAAGGCACTGCGCGCTGAACGCATGGCAGGAGGTATCCTGCCATGCTTTGAGCGACACAGAGAAACGTGGAGGGCTTGAGATGGCAAGACGGCATAAACGCAGGATCTTTTCCGGGCACGTGTGCGAGCAGATCGTTTACAGCGTGGCGGCGGGTGCGGAGCTGAAGACCAGCCGGCCCAGAAAGCCGCGCTTTGCGAACAAGGCAGAGCGCGCGGAATTCAACCGAAAGAACTCGGAGCGGAAGTTCGCGGCGCTCGTGAACGCAAACTTCGGGCCGAAAAGCCTGTACTCCACGCTGACGCTGGCAGATGAATACGAGGTACATAGTGCGCAGGAGATGCGCAAGATCCGTGACAACTACTACAGGCGGATTTGCTACCGCTTCCCGGAAGCAAAGATCGTGATGGTCTACGGCCGGGGAAAATCGACGAGCCGCTTCCACCTGCACATGATCACGGACGGCATTCCGGCCTCCGAGCTCGCGCGGCTCTGGGGCCTTGGCAGCGTGGCAGAGTCCAAGGCGCTGCGGAAGCACAACTATTATCTGGATAAAAACGGAAACAAGGTAGACCACGGACAGGACTACACATCACTTGCAAACTACCTGCACGGGCACTGGCGAGAGGAATTCGGCGGGCACCGCTGGAAGGCAAGCCGAAACTGCGTGAAGCCGGAGGCAGAGCCAGCGACGGAGGCTGTCCGGGACTACAGCACGGAGCGGCCGCCGGTCGCGCCGCGCGGCTATGTTCTGGTGGAGGCGCGCGCGACGCAGTACGGCTTCCTGTATTTTAAATATGTATTGGATCCCCAAAAAGAACAAAAAGAGCGGAGCGGGAGCCGCTTACATTACGCCTTGTAAATGTGTAGCGTTTTAAGACGATTCCGAGGGGAGGCGAAAGAAGTACTTGCAAAGTGGGGAAAAGAGTGGTAATCTGGTAATGGAGGGTGATCGCGTGGTCTGCCCGGTATGCGGCAGACGCACGGCGATCAGGCTGCTGGAGTCGACGAGGCTCCGGGACTTCCCGCTGTTCTGCAAGAATTGCAGGCAGGTAACGATCGTGAATACTGAGCCAGAGCCTAAGAGCCAGAGCCGATGATCTGTCCGCTGTTGCGGAGGTCGTCGGCTGCTTGTGCATCCGAGGAAAAACTGGATATGCCAAAAGCCGGATCTCCGCGAAAGCGGGGGTCCGGCTTTTTTGTTGTTTGATCCAGAGGCTGTGCCGGGCGCGAGCCCGAACGGCATAGGCCATGTTTTTACCTCCTACTGGGCGCGGAGACTGGGGACCTCCGCGTCTGGCAGAGCCTCTGGAGGAAGGGAGGCGAAGCGCCTGAACGAAAAGATTTACAAGAGCGAGCGGGAGCTTCGCTCGGCGGTAGACCGCTATTTTGCGTCGATCTGCTACAAGGAGCCGGTGACGAGGATGGTCCCTGTGCTGGAGGATCGGGAGTTTATCAAAAACGGAGAGCGTATCGTGATGCAGTGCCCGGCGCTTGACAAGTACGGACACCAGCAGATGGCCGTGGAGACGGTGATGCGCGGCAAGAAGCCGCTGATGCGCGAGGTATGGACGCGGCCGCCGTGCCTGCCGGAGCTGCTGGCGGCGCTGGGCGTGGACGAAAAGAGATGGGCGCAGATGTGCGCATCTGAGGAGTTTGGCAAAGCGTGCGCGCGCGCAGGGGCGCGAATCGAGATCTACAACATTCAGCGGCTGGACAGCTCGAACGCGAACGGCGCGAAGTTCCACCTGGAGCGGCGCTTCGGCTGGGACGAGGCGAAGGACGGCGGAACGGATGTTGCGTTTGAGCTGCCGGAGGGCGTGGCCGGATGGGAAAAGTGACGATCGATCTCACGCGCATCTCCGACAAACAGCGCCGGTTTATGGAGGCACAGGCGCGGTATGTGGCATACGGCGGCGCGCGCGGCGGCGGTAAGAGCTGGGCCGTGCGGACAAAGGCAAAACTGCTGGCGCTGAACTGGAAGAAGATCAAGATCCTGATCGTCCGGCGGACATACCCGGAGCTGCTCAACAACCACATCGAGCAGCTATGCGCGGAGCTGGCAGGGGCCGCGAAATACTCGCAGGTGCGGAAAACGCTCACATTCCGGAACGGCTCGACGATCCGGTTCGGCTACTGCGCAACGGACAGGGACATTCTGCAATATCAGGGTGCGGAATACGACGTGGTATTTATCGACGAGGCCGCGCAGCTCAAGAAGGAATGGCTTGACGCCATTGACACAACGGTGCGCGGCACGAATGGATTCCCGAAGCGCACCTACTACACGCTCAATCCGGGCGGGCAGAGCCACGGATACTTCAAGCGGCTATTCATCGATTGTCTGTTCGAGACGGACGAAAAACCGGAGAACTACACGTTCATTCAGGCGCTTGTCACCGACAACAAGGCACTCATGGAGGCGCAGCCGGAGTATTTGCAGACGCTGCAAAAGCTGCCGGGAAAGCTGCGGCAGGCATGGCTTGAGGGCAGATGGGACATCTACGATGGGCAGTTCTTCGAGGATTTCATAAACAATCCGGACGGATACCGGACGCGGCAGAACACGCACGTGATCGAGCCGTTCACGCCGGATCCGGGCTGGACGATCTGCCGGAGCTACGACTTCGGATACGGAAAACCGTTCTCCTGCGCGTGGTGGGCCGTCGATTACGACGGCGTGATCTATCGCATACTGGAGCTTTACGGCTGCACGGATGAGCCGAACACGGGGATCAAGTGGTCGCCGGATGAGCAGTTTGCAAGGATCGCACAGATGGAGCGAGAGCACCCGTGGCTCGCTGGAAAGCAGATCCGCGGCGTCGCGGACCCGTCGATCTGGGACGCATCGCGCGGCGAAAGCGTGGCGCAGACGGCGGCGAGATACCGCGTTTACTTCACGCCCGGCGACAACAAGCGCATACCAGGCTGGATGCAGTGCCACTACCGGCTCCAGTTCGATGAGAACGGATACCCGCGCATGTATGTATTCAGCAGCTGCAAGGCGTTCATCCGGACGGTCCCGCTGCTGGTGTACGATGCGCACAAGCCGGAGGACCTGGACACGAGTATGGAAGATCATTGCGCGGATGAGTGGCGGTATTTCTGCATGTCGAGGCCGATCAAGCCGATGATCGCGGCACCGGCCAAGCCGCAGTGGATCGATCCGCTGAACATGATGGGAGGATGAGATATGCGATACCCGAAGCTTACCGCGCCGGCGCAGAGCGAGATGGTGACGGACGCCTTCGCGGGCTACAACCACAACCTGCGCATCGGGGATGGTGAGTTTTACGAGATGGAAAATCTCACATCCAGCTACTATCCCCTGCTGTCGCAGCGCGAGCGTCGGGCGACCGTGATGAGCCTTGCAGGCGTGCAGGGGCTGCTTGCAAAGGATGCGCTGGCGTGGATCAAGGACGGGATCCTGTACTACAACGGCTTATCCATGGAGCCGGCCATGTACGGTGTAACGCTGACGGCGGGAGAAAAGCAGATGGTTTCGATGGGCGCGTATATCTGCGTGTTCCCGGACGGGTGGTACTTCAACACCGAGGATGATACGGACAACGGCTTTATGGGCCGCGAGAACACGGTGAACTGCCAGCAGACGGCGCTGACGGTCAAGGTATGCACGGTGGACGGACAGATCATTACGATCGCTCACCGGCAGCAGGCAATGCCGGAGAATCCGGCGAACGATGCGTACTGGCTTGACACGGGCAAGCACGAGCTCAAGCAGTGGAGCTCGGTGCAGAGCCAGTGGGTGAGCATCCCGACGGTGTACGTAAAGCTGGAGGCAAACGGCATCGGGACGGGCTTTAAGAAGGCAGACGGCGTGCAGGTGAGCGGGCTCCAAGGGACGGAGCAGGTGAAGAAGCTGAACGGCTCGCACGTTTTGCAGGATGTCGGAGACAACCACATTGTGATCATCGGGATCGTAGACGAGGACGCGAGCCAAAGCACGGGGACGGTGAAGGCCGCGCGGCGCGTGCCGAAGATGGACTACATCACGGAGAGCGGGAACCGGCTCTGGGGCTGCCGGTACGGCGTGTCGGACGGAAAGACGGTAAACGAGCTTTACTGCTGCAAGCTGGGCGATTTTAAGAACTGGGAGTGTTATCAAGGCGTGGCAACCGATTCCTGGCGCGCAAGCTGCGGCTCGGACGGGCGCTTCACGGGCGCGGCCACGCTGGCGGACAGCCCGATCTTCTTCAAGGAGGACTGCTTCCACCGCGTTTACCCGAGCGCGCAGGGCGCGCACCGCGTCGTGGAACAGAAGGCACGAGGCGTCCAGCGCGGCAGCGAGCGCAGTCTGACGGTGATCGCGGACAGGCTCTATTACAAGGCGCGAGACGGCGTGTGCGTTTACGACGGCTCACTCCCCTATCTGATCTCCGATGCCTTCGGGACAGAGCTGTACCGCAGGGCTGCCGCAGGCGGCGCGCGCGGGAAGTATTACATCTCGATGCAAAATGCGCAGGACGTATGGGAGCTATTTGTCTACGACACGCTCAAGGGACTGTGGCACCGGGAGGATGTGCTGCATATCACGCAGTTCGCGGCGCTGGACGACGAGCTCTACATGCTGCGAGACGATGGGACGCTCATGACGGCATACGGAAGCGGCGGAACGCTTGAGGACGCCGTGGCATGGAGCGCGACGAGCGGGATCATGACCTGCGGACTGACGGGGAAAAAGTACATTTCGCGGCTCAATCTCCGGATGCAGCTGCCGGTCGGAAGTCGGTGCGACTTCTGGATCGAGTACGACTCCGGCGGGCAGTGGGTACACGCAGGACACATGGAGGGCTGGGGAATCCGGACGTTCCTGCTTCCGATCAGGCCGCAGAGATGCGACCATCTGCGGTTCCGGATGACGGGGACGGGGCCGGTAAAGCTGTTCAGCCTAAGCCGCATCCTGGAAAGCGGCAGCGACGCATAAGGAGGGGAAGATGGAAAAAGACACGGGCATGACGCACATCACGGATGTGCTCGGCGCCGACAAAGCGGGCGAGGACATGCAGCCGGTCGGCGTGGCGCAGATCCGCACGGCGATGGAGACGCTCGAACAGTACAAGGCGAAGAAGGACGCGCTGGAGCAGCGCGTGATCGCCTCGGAGCAGTGGTGGAAGATGCAGCACTGGCAGAGAATGGACCCGAGCGGGAATCCATACGACCAGCAGTGGCGGTCGGCATGGCTGTTTAATGTGATCATGGGCAAGCACGCCGACGCGGTCGCGGCCTTCCCGGAGCCTGCGATCCGGCCGAGAGAGCCGGACGACCGCGCGGAGGCCGGTATGCTGACATCCATTGTGCCGGTGATTTTGGAGCAGAACGACTTTGAGGAAGTCTATTCCGACTCGTGCTGGACGAAGATGAAGCAGGGCACGCTGATCTGGGGAGTGTTCTGGGATGCCGGGAAGCTGAACGGGCTGGGGGACGTCTCCGTGAAGGAGATCGACATCCTGAATCTGTTCTGGGAGCCCGGCGTGACGGACATCCAAAAGAGTCGGAATCTGTTTTACACGGAGCTGGTAGACAACGACATCATCCGTCAGCGATACCCGCAGGTCGGAGACAGCCTGAAGGGCGGAAGCAGCGTGATCGCGAAGTACAAGACGGACGATCAGGTGGACACGTCGAACAAGTCGCTCGTGGTGGACTGGTACTACAAGAAGATCGTAAACGGGAAAAGCGTGCTGCACTTCTGCAAGTTCGTGGGTGAGACGGTGCTTTCGGCGACGGAGAACGACCCGAACATGCAGGCGGGGCTTTACGACGACGGGGACTATCCATTTGTGATCGATGCGCTGTTCCCGGTCAAGGGCTCCGTGGCGGGGTACGGATACATCGACATCGGCAAAAGCGCACAGGCGCAGATCGACCTGCTCAATCAGGCGATCATCAAAAACTCGGTGATGGCGTCCACGCCGCGCTGGTTCGTGCGGAACGACGGCAGCATCAACGAGAAGGAATACGCGGACTGGCGAAAGCCGTTTGTCCACACGGACGGAAATCTCGGGCAGGACTCCGTGCTGCCGATCACGGTCACGCCGCTTTCGGGGAACTACATCAACGTCATGCAGAACAAGATCGAGGAGCTCAAGTGGACGACCGGCAACACGGACGTGAACAACGGCTCGGTATCCTCCGGCGTGACGGCGGCGAGCGCGATTGCCGCCTTGCAGGAGGCGTCCGGGCGGAGCTCCAAGGACGCGACGCGCTCGGCGTACCGCGCATACGCGCGGCTCATCCGCATGGTGATCGAGCGCATCCGGCAGTTTTACGATCTGCCGCGCAAGTTCCGCATCCGCGGGCAGCTCGGGACGGAGGAATACGTTACGTACTCCAACCAGAATCTCAAGCAGCAGGAAATGCTCGGGCTCGGCGGCGACGCCGTGTGGCGCAAGCCGGTTTTCGACATTGAGGTCTCGGCGCAGAAGTCCTCGGAGTACACGAGGCTCAGCCAGAACGAGCTGGCGCTACAGTTCTATCAGCTCGGATTCTTCGATCTGGCGCGGACGGATCAGGCGCTGGCGACGCTCGACATGATGGACTTTGACGGCAAGGACGAGATCAGCCAGAAGATCGCGCAGAACGGGACGCTCCAGCAGGAGCTGGCAAAGTGGCAGGAGATGGCGCTGACGCTCGCGGAGCGGTACGACCCGGCCATGGCGGACGGGCTGGCACAGAAGATCATGGGAGCGGGCGGCGCGGCGCAGCCGGTGGCAGGAGGAAGCGCGGCAGTGGGAATGCCGAACGCAGAGGCTGAGGCAAAGATCGTGACGAACGCGCGCGAGCAGGCACAAAAGAGCACGCAGCCGGAGTAGCCGGCAAGAAAACGTATCGACCGCGCAAAGCGCGACGAGATAAATTCACGGGATCGCCCACCGACGGGCAGAAAGGAGCGCTATGCTTCACAGATTTACATTCCAGTTTTTCGCCGCCGATGACGGCGGCACGGGCAGTATTGCGGCACCCGCCCAGCCGGACATGAGCAGCGGCCAGAACGGGGCAACCGGAGCGCCGGAGGCAGGCCAGACAGCACCCGTCGCTCAGGTGCAGCAGGCAGATAGCTTTGAGGAACTGATCAAGGGCAGGTACAAGGCAGACTACGAGCGCAGCGTAAAGGCTGCAGTGTCGGAGCGGCTCAAGGGCACCAAGCGCACGATCAGCCGCTTCTCCCCCATTCTCGATGTGCTCGGCCAGCAGTACGGCATCGACGTATCCGACCCGGAAAAGGTGGACTACGACGCGCTGACCAGGATGCTGACGGACGACAAGCGGCTCTATGAGCAGGAGGCTCTGGAAAAGGGTATCCCGCTGGAGACACTGATGCACATGAAGCAGGTGGAGCGGCAGAACGCGGCGCTCCAGCGTGAGAACGCGGCAGCGCAGGGCGAGATGCAGCGGCGGGCGGAGTTTGACCGCATCGTCGGAGAGTTCGCGGAGGTACAGGCGCTGTACCCCGGCGCAGATCTGGCGGTAGAGCTGGCAAACCCGAGCTTCGGACGGCTCGTCTCAAACGGCGTTCCGGCGCGCACGGCGTATGAAGTCCTGCACCAGCAGGAGATCAATGCCGCGCGGACGCGCATGGTCGCACAGGCGGCGCAGCAGCAGGCGGTGGCCGGGATTCAGGCAAACGGCATGCGCCCGCAGGAGGGCGCGGCAAACGCAGGCGCCGGAGTCCCTGTACAGTTCGATCCTCGAAAGCTCACGAGGCAGCAGCGCGAGGAAATTCGCGCAAGGGTGAGACGGGGCGAAAACATTGTTTTGTAGCCCCGGGAAGGGAGCATAAATGAAACTTTTTGGCAAGGCATTTCAGGTATTTTTCGCGCCGCCGGACGCAGGTACGCTCGTCAACGCGACCGATACCTACGTAAACGCATACACGGGAGACAAGACGGCGTTCTCGGCGCCGAACGATCTCTCGTCCACGATGAAGACCTACTACGACACGGAGCTGCTGGAGAACGCGCGGCCGAATCTGATTCACGCGCAGTTCGCTCGAAAGCAGCCGCTGCCGAAGGGCCGCGGCAAGAGTGTCGAGTGGCGCAAGTGGAACACGCTGGCGGATGCGCCGGCACTGCAGGAGGGCGTGATTCCGACGGGGCAGAAGTTCGGCCAGTCGAGCATGACGAGCGCCATCGTTCAGCACGGCACCTACGTCACGGTGTCCGATCAGCTGGAGCTGCACGCGATCGACAACGTGATCCTCGGCGCGACAGAGGAGCTGGGCGCGTCGGCCGGCACCACGCAGGACAAGCTTGTCCGAGACACGCTGGCGGCGGGCAAGAACGTGCAGTACTGCGACAAGGTCAGCGCCGCAGGCGAGCACACGAAGGTGGAGAGCCGCGCGGCGATGGACAAGACCTCCCGTCTGACGCCGACGGAGGTAAACAAGGCGGTGACGACGCTCAAGAAGCAGAAGGCGCCGAAGATCGACGGCAAGTACATTGCCATCATCCACCCGTCCGTGACATTCGACATCCGCGAGAACAAGGACTGGATCGAGGCGCACAAGTACGCGGACGTGCGGCCGCTGTTTGACGGCGAGATCGGCGAGCTGCACGGCGTGCGCTTTGTCGAAACGACGGAGGCAAAGGTTTGGTGCGACAGCACCTGCCCGACGAAGACCGGCGGCAACCTCTGCGTGTACGCCACGCTGTTCCTCGGCAAGGACGCATTCGGAATGATCGACCCGGAGGGCGGCGGCCTTGAAATGATCATCAAGAGCAAGGAGCAGGCCGGCGGCCCGCTGAATCAGTTCTCGACGATCGGCTACAAGTTCTCGACGGCGACGAAGATCCTGTACCCGGAGCGCATGGTGCGCGTGGAAAGCACTTCGGAGTATTCCGAAACCGATGAAAAGAACTAAGGAGGGGCAAGCATGGAAGAGGTAAAAGAGCCGAAGGAAGAAGTTAAGGCGCCGAAGGCAGCGGCGACGAAGACCGTGTTTTTGCAGCGTGCCTCCGAGACGGAGCAGCAGTTTGAATTTGTCTGCATCAACGGCAAGGCATATCAGGTGCCGCGCGGCAAGCCCGTGGAGGTGCCGCTGGCGGTGGCCGAGGTGCTGGAGCACGCGCAGATGCAGGAGGCAGAGCTTTTCGAGCGCGTGAGCGCGATGCAGAAGCAGTGATACGGAGGGGCGCGCAAGCGCCCCTTTTTCAGAAAAAAGGAGGCGGCGCGCATGACAATCCGAGAGGCGATTGAAGCCGTAGACCGGCTCACGCCGAATCAATATGAGAACATCGACAAGGTCCGCTGGCTGAGCGAGCTGGACGGCGTCGTTTATCTGGAAATAGAAAAAACACACGCGAGCGGGAATCCCGTGTGCGAGCCTTGGGTGCGGACGCGAGATCCGTTTGAGCGGGAATGGTGCGGATGCACGCAGCCGGCGCAGGATGAACAAACGTTCGCAGGATACCCGGAGGCGGTAGACCTGGACACGGTGCTGCGCGTGCCGTGGCCGTATGACGAGATCTACCGCTGGTATCTGGAAATGAAGATCGCGGACGCAAACGGCGAGATGACGCGGTACAACAACGCCATGGCAAAGTACAACGCATACTACACGGCGTATCAGGACTTCTACAACCGCACGAACATGCCGAAAATGACGGCCCCGTTCATCCATCTGTGAGGCGCATATGGGGAGCCTGACTTTACAGTACCCGCCCATGACCGGCGGGGACGCCGCGCAGCAGCTCGACGGCCTGCGGCGGTATCTGATGCAGATGACCGACACGCTCAACGGGGCAGACTGGTCGGCGGGCGCGGTGCTGACGGAGATCTCGCAGGCGATCGACGCAGAAAGCCTTGCAGAGCAGGAGCGGCAGACGGAGCTTGCAGGCTATGCGGCGCTCAAGACGCTGATCATCAAGACGGCGGACTTCGCGGCCGAGAACTCCGAGGCGTTCCGGCTCAAGCTGAGCGGGAACTATGTGGCGGTCTCCGACTTCGGAAAGTACTGGCAGGAGGCCAGCATGACCGTGGACGGCAACGAGTTCGGCATCCGGCAGCTCTACGAATACGCGGCGGGCGTGAACAATGCGTTCACCGTGAACTCGAAGCAGTATGTCAAAACGGGGCTTTTGTACTACGACGGCGTGAAGCCCGTGTACGGCGTGGGCGTCGGAAACATCGAGACGACGGTCGCGAACGAGAACGAGGTGATCGACAAGTCCCGCAACGAGCTTGTGACCGTGACGCCGGGGCGCGTGAGTTTCTGGCAGGACGGGAGCGAGGTTGCCTATTTGTCGGAAAAGAAGCTACACTTCCCTGCCGGAACGCTGGAGGCATACAGCGCGACGCTGACGGGCAAGATCACGGCGGCGGCCGGATCGAGCTTCGGGCCGTGGAGCATCTCCGAGAGCAGCATATACCGCACCGACAACACATGGGGCGGCGCGGGGCTGTATTTCGGGACGAGCGGGCTTTCCATCAAGTCCGCCTTCAAGGTGGACGCGGACGGGAAACTGACCGCGACAGGCGCGGACATCAGCGGAACGGTCAAGGCAAATGACCTGCTGATCGGAAGTGCGGCCGGAGGCTATTCCAGCATTAAGACGCAGCTGCAGTCGCTGGTGGACGATGTGGCGGAGCTCTCCGCGCTGGCGGCGGCGGTAAGCGTAGACAAGTACGGCTCGCTCACGTCGCTCGACCTGAACATCGGAAACCGCGGGTATATCAGCATCACGGGCGCATCGACGGCATACACGGCGATGGAGCTTTTCAGCTACGGCGCGGTGCGTATCCTGGCGGACAGCGGCGCGGTGTATCTGGCGCTGAGCGACAACAGCGCATACATCCAGATCGCGGCAAGCGGCGCGATCAGCATCAAGGGGACGAGTCTGAAATTCAACGGTGCGGAAATCGGCACTGCGGGAAACGTGACGCAGGACACGAAGGAGGAAGCATGATGGTAAAAGAGGTAAAAACGCTGCGGCGGAAGATCGCCGAGGCGCTGAATGAATCAAAGCTGCCGCCGGTCGTGGCGCAGCTGGTGCTGGACAGCGTCCGGACGGAGCTGGAGCGCATCGTGCAGATGCAGGAGGCGGCGGAGGCGGTGACGCCGCCGGAGAAGGAGGAGGTGGAGGACGATGGCACTCTACAGGGTAAATGAGAACGGAAAGGCCCCTGCCGGGCTGGGCGTGGGCGACGAGGTCGTGACCGCGGGCGGCACATACCGCATCGACAGCGTAGGGCCGGACGGGCAGTACAAATCGACGCTCGTAAACAAGGGGCAGACCACGCAGAGCTATCAGGGCGGCTACGCAAGCCGGAACACGCTGCCGGGATATTCGGATTACACGGCGGGCAGGCTCGGAACGCTCGAACGGGGCTACTCCCCTTCCGGCGCGGTGTCGCAGGCAAAGGCGTATTTGCAGCAGGTGCAGAGCCGGAGGCCGGGGGCGTATCAGTCGCGCTGGGACGCGGAGCTGGATAAGCTCTATGACCAGATCACAAACCGGAAGCCTTTTCAGTACGACCTCAATCAGGATGCCCTCTATCAGCAGTACAAGGAGCAGTACCAGAGGCTCGGCCGGCAGGCCATGGAGGACACGATGGGGCAGGCGGCGAGCCTGACGGGCGGCTACGGCTCGACCTACTCGGAGCAGGTGGGCCAGCAGGCATACAATGCGTACCTCCAGAGCCTCAACGACATTGTGCCGGATCTCTACGACCGGGCGTATGGCCGGTATCGCGACGAGGGACAGGACCTTTACAACCGGTACGGGCTTGTCGAGGGGCGCGAGAACATGGACTACAGCAGGTACCGCGACACGGTATCCGACTACTACAGCGACCTTGCGGACGCGCGGAGCGCATACGACTCCGAGTGGAGCCGGGACTACACGCAGTACTCCGATCAGCTGAGCTATTGGGCGCAGAAGGCCGCACGGGAGCAGGCATTCTGGCAGTCGCAGCAGGCGAAGGCCTCCGGCGGCGGAGGAGGAAGTGGCGGAAGCGGAAGCAAGGCCGGCACCGGAAACGGCAAGGGATACATCGACAACACCTACAACAGCGGCGGCGCGGGCGGCGCGGCCGCGAAGACATACGATCAGCTCAAGCGAGGGCTGAGAGAGTGGATCGCGGCAGGACAGCCGGAAAAGGCGTATGAACTGTTTGTGAGCATGGCGGGGCAGCTGAATCTCAGCGATGCGAAGGGCAGAAAACAGTACAACGAGCTTGCGGCAATACTGAACAAGGCGGGGTACGGTATCCCGCTGGAGTAAGGAGAACGAGATGGCAAAGAAACGGACAGGGCTGGATGCGCTCCGGGAATATGAGGCGAGGAGCGGACGGCAGACGCAGAGCGAGGCTCAGACGGAGGGAAGCTCCGGCGGCGCGTGGCGCAGCGGCCTTGACGCGCTGCGGCAGTTCGAGGCAAACGGCGGCGGCCGGGACGTAAAAAACAGGGAATTCAATCCGAACTACCGAACCATGACGCGGGCTATGGAGAAAGAGGCGTATGAGTCGGCGTATGAGCGATACAAGCGCGCGGCGGAAGCCCAGGAACGCTACAGCCGCGCGGCGGAAGCCGTGGGCAGCAGCCCGGTCGGCGGGTATCTGATGGCGATGCAGCAGCGACAGCCGCAGGGCCGCGCCGCGAAAACAATCGACCATGATCAGCAGAGCGGGTACCGGCGGACACGTGAGGTCAAGTCGGCACAGGTGCAGCCGACGATCGAACATGACCAGCAGAGCGGGTATCTGCGGACGATGCAGCTCAAGGGAACCCCGGAATATCTGGAGCAGCCGGAAGACCAGGCGTGGGAGACGGTCCGGCAGGATCAGGCGCGCGGCGGGAAACGGACGCAATACGAGCTGCGGCGGCAGATCGAGCAGCTTGAAAAGGCGCGGGATTATGCGCTTTCGATGCAGGCGGGTGACCCGGAGGGGCTTCCGGAGCTGCGCGGGGCATACGAGGCGGTGAACGCAGGGCGCACAAAGCCGATGACGCTGACGGAGATGGACGAGGCGCTGCGGGAAATGAAGGTCAAAAAGCAGAACGCCGCGACGCTGGCGAACGAGGCCATGACCGCGCAGGAGCTTGAACGAAAAAAGGATGCGATCTATGCACTGGCATTTTATCCGGAGGAATGGACGCCGGAGCAGAAGCAGGCGGCGAGAGGCATTCTCGAAACGCAGCGCGGCGGGAGCGGAATTTTCGGCGGCATGGACCGCGCACCATACGCCTTCGCGCCGTACATCGAGGCGGTGCGGAGCGGAGACATGGCCGGCGCGGACGAGTGGGAGCAGATCTACAACATGCTCTACTCGCGCCTTTTTGAGAAAACAACGGCGGTCACCGAGGGCTTCGCGGAGGGGCTTGGTCTGCGGTCGGCAGAGAAGGTCGTCGGAGCGGCAACGGGCGCGGAGAATCCGGCGTGGGAGGCATACATGCGCTCGGTGCAGGTGGCAAAGGCGCAGAATCCGGCGCTGAGCGCGGGCGGACAGATCGCAGGATCGCTTGCGCTGATGGGCGGCATCAGCAAGGGCGTCGGCGCGGCAAGCGGTGCGCTGCTCGGAACGAAGGCGGCACAGCTCGGGACGGTTGGAAAGACGGCGCTTTCGATGGGGCAGTCGGCGCTGACGTTCGCGGCGAGAGAGGCCATTCAGGGAGCGGGCGCGGCGGTGACCGGAGAGAAGACCGGCGGCGCATACGCGCAGGACATCCTTGCAAGCGGCGCGGGCGGCGCGGCCGGTGCGCTCGTATCCGGGCTTATCTCCACGAACATGGCAGACTGGCTGAGAAGAACAGGAAACAGCAAGCCGTTCTGGGAGTTCGTGCGGCAGAGCGCGAGCGCATACGCCTTTTCCGGCACGAGCGTTGCAACAAGCGCGATGCTCGGGAGTGAGAAAAAGAGCGCGAATGAGATCGCGACGGAGCTTGGAACGGCCTTCCTGTTCTCGCTCGTCAGCGGATACATGAACACGATGCGCGAAACCAAGATGGCGAGCGCGGCCGTGGAGCAGAAGTACGAGACGATCTCGCAGCAGCTGGACGCAATCGGCAAGCACCTTGACGGCGGCGGGAAATTCAGGACGGAGGAGGAATTCACGCAGGCCGTCGAGGATCTGCGCAGGACGGTGCAGGGCCTAAAGGCGGATGTGCGGGGCACATACTACGCAGGACAGCAGGACTTCGTCGATCAGATGGTGGCGGCGCTCGACCGCATCGACTACAACCTGCTTTCGATGCTCCCGGGAGCGGATGCCGGAACGGCGGCAGCTTCGGCGGCCTCGACGGCGGCAGCAGGGGCAGGCGGTGTGACTGCGGCAGAAGCGCAGAAGCTGATGCAGGAGGCGTCTGCGGCGCTGGCAGAGGGCACACAGGGCGTGCCGTCAGCACCGGTACAGCCGGGGGATGCAGGCGGGAAGGGCGCGGCAGCGGCGGCACAGGCGCTCACAGAGGGCATGACGCCGGAGCAGACGCGGAAAATGATCCAGGACGACTTTGGCACGACGGCAGCTCAGGATGCGGCGTTTCAGGCGTACAGCAGGTATGCAGAGGAGCGGGATCGACTTGAGCAGGCGAGAAGAGGTTTAGAAACTGAAAGGAGCACGGCGCAGTATGGACAGCAGGAAGCTGGTAGCCGTAACGGCGAAGGACGGACAGAAAGCGTATATCCCGGAGGACAGAGTCGAGGCATGGGCGAAGGCTCAGAAATCGAACGCACCCTTGAGCGACAAGGAGAAGCAGTTCGCCTCCGAAATCGTGCAAAGGATCTTGGCGCAGAAAACATCAGCCCGGCAGAAGCGGGGCTGAAAGGCGGCGACACGACCAAGTCGCTGCTGAAGGTGCCGGAAGCGGCGTATGGCGCGCATGAAAAAGCGCTCCAGCAGGCCGTGGAGGCCCGCGGAGCGTCGCTTAATATCGTAATGGGAAGAATCCGGCTTGCAAACGGAACGGCTGTGGATGAATTCATCGACACCGAGACGCGGCAGGTGACGGTGCGCGCGGACTGCACGAAGTGGGCAATGGATAATCTGATCGACCATGCCCTCTTTCATGGGCTGAGCACGGAGCAGCGAAACGCCACCGCGCAGGCCGTGGCTGACCGCTTCAGCGAGTCGGAGCTGATGGCAATCGCCGGGCAGTACGTCAAGAGAATGCGAGGCGTATACGAAGGCATGAGCGAGAAAGAACTGCTCAACACCGCGATGGAGGAAGTTCTGGCAGACGCTGCCGGAAGAATGCTCCGTTATACGGACGCGGACGCGACGAAGTTCACAGAGACGGTGCGGGGGATCATTGACTGGAACGGCAAGACGGACGCAGGTGAAGGCAGCCAGCGATTCAGCTATGCAGGAGAGTTTGCCCGCACGGCGGACAAGGAGACGCTGGAACGGGCGAAGCAGATGATCGACGGCGGCGCTTCGGCGGAAGCCATCTTCCGGGAGACCGGATGGTTCAAGGGCGCTGACGGCCAGTGGCGGTTCGAGATCGACGACAGCAAGATGGAATTCCGCAGAGACGGAGATGCCAGGTTGATGGAAGAAGCACCGTACAGAAGGATGCAGGAGCTTTCTGACAAGTGGGCTGCCAGCTTTGAAAAAGGCGGCGAGGAACTCACCGAGGCAGAAAACACAGAGCTGGAGGCGCTTCAAGATCAGTACGTTGATCGGGTATGGGAAGAAAAATATGAGCTTCAGGACTTCCTGAAGCACGACGATCTTTACAGAGCATATCCGAAGCTGCGGCATATGTCGCTGATATTCCGGCCGATGTCCATTGAGGATTATGGCTATTACTCGCCGAAGGATGGCGCGATTGTGATGAACAGCGACCTGATCGGTGCTCCGGAAAAAACGCTCATTCATGAAATTCAGCACATTATTCAGTCCATGGAGGGATTCGCGCGAGGCGCAAGCCCGAAATACTGGAATGACCGCATGGAGGAGGGCTTCTCGAAAAAGAACGCCGCAGGCGAGGAGATGCTACCGAACGAGCTTTACAGGAACACAGCCGGTGAGATCGAGGCGCGGGACGTGGCAGCACGTAGAAATATGAGCGCCGATGAGCGCCGCGCCAGGATGCCGGATACGGGAAATGCAGATACGGTGTTTGCAGAGGCGAGGTGGCAGACTGCGATGGACTACGACCCTGAAACCGCCAGCATCAAGGAGCAGGTAGAAAACAGCCGCGAAGCGCTTAATGCGATGGATTTGGTTGCGCGGGCATCTGTTCCTACGAATCTGAAAACAAAGGATTCGGCGGCTGCGTGGGCTGCAGAGCGGCTGAAAAGCACAGGATACCACGTAGACCGGCAGGGGTACGGCGAAATCTATTTCAGCAAGAAGGATATGGACAAGGGTCTGCGCTATGCCGATACGGCGGAAGAAAAAGCAGCACTTGCCGTATTACCGCAAGTGCTGAAACGAGGGATCGAGATCGGAGACCACGCAAACCATAAAAACAGGGTGAAGCAGACCGTGACGTTTGCAGCGCCTGTGGAGCTGAATGGAACGCGCGGAAACATGGCTGTGGTCGTAAACAGAAACGGCAGCCACTATTATGCGCACCGAATCGTTATGCCGGACGGAAGCGTATTTCGATTTTCCGGGAATGCAGAAAATGCAGCGCAAGAACTGTCCCGGGGAGTGACCGTTTCCGGCTCTCTTGCCGACACCACAAGCGCTGCATCTACGGACAGTATACGCGGGAAAAGCGCAAATGTCAAGCAGCGCTACTCACCTGCTGACACGGAGACGGAAACGAGCGCCGAGAAGGCAAAGCGGACGGCTGCGGAGGGCACGCCGATCTTCACCTTTGACGCGAAATACGACTTTGCATACGGCGCAGACCCGAATCCGTTCTATCGGATGATCGGAATCACGCCGCCAGGGCTGCGGATCGGGATCGAGGCGCAGGCCACCCGTGCGGCGGACAAGATCGAAAACGGACAGGCATACGCAAAAGCTCTGCTGGATTTCGCGACGAAGCCGGACCGCTCGACAAAGACGCTTACGCTGAACTTCCCGAACGCGGACGGTACATACCGATCGGAGAACGTGCAGAACACGAAGATCATGCAGGACATCTATAAGTATTACGCGGAGGCCGTACCGGAGGAAAATCGGCACTCGGAGGCGGACTTCTGGATGTGGCGGCGCAGGATCGCGGAAGGAAGCATCCCGGCCCGCATCGAGACCATGAGCGCCGAGGCAAAGGCGCAGGCATGGCAGGAAAGCGCAAGGGCTGATTTCAAGAGCACCGGGGCGCTGGAGAAGATGGGTGTGAAGGTGGAGCGCTCGATCGGCAGATATGGTAGAACGCAGTCGCTCATCGAAACGGAGAAAGCGTACAAACAGGCAAAGAGGGAAGTCAACCGCGCAATTGATCGGCTCGCCGCCACTCCGAAGGAGATCGCATTTGCACGGCAGATCGCGGACGGCGTGTTTGACATGCGAGACATCCCGCGGGGCTATGACCGGCGTGTTGTTCTGAGCCTGGTGGACTATATGAACGCCGAGGCAGCGCTGGGGAACGACCGCATTCTGGCGCAGAGAAAAGCCATCCGGCAGGAGACGGCCGACACGGTGGAGGCGCTGTTTAGCGACTCTGCCGACAACAAGGTATCCGGCATGTTTACGCTCAACCACAGAACGGCACAGCGGAATATGCTGCACATATTCGGGGACGAGACAGGCAAGAAACTCAACAGAGCGATCTTCGACCCGATCCAGCGGAACGAGGCGGAGCGCATCCGATTCATCAACAAACAGTTTGACGACGTGCGCACATTCGAGGATTCGACCGGAAAGAAGTCGGAGCTGACGCACGTGGAGAGCATCCTTGTTCAGCTCGTGATGGAGGGCAAGGCTACGGTGGCGCTGCTGGGTGACATGCCAGGCAGCCCTGCGATCAGCAAGGCCGGCATGAAAATCGCTGACGGGATGAAGCCAAACGCGGCAGCAAAGAGCGAGCACCTCAACAAAAATGAGAAACAGCTTGCGAAAATGTACGCCTCGTGGGTCAGCGCACTGCGCATGATGGCCGATGGCAAGATCGACACGGTGAAGATTGACAACGCCGCAAAGGTCTATACGCAGAAGTACAACGAATTCTATGCCGCGATCAACGATTTCCTTGTAGCGCATGGGTACGAGCCGATCGGTTTCATTCAGAACTATGCGCCGCACATGCAGGCGGAGGAAACCAGGACAGCGCTTGATTCGGCGCTGGAGATGCTTGGTATCAACGAGGACGTGGTCACGCTGCCGACCAGCATCGCAGGTCTGACCGCTGATTTCAAGCCGAACAAGCGATGGAACCCGTATTTCCTGCACCGAACAGGAGAAACATACAATTTCGACGTGGCGAAGGGCTTTGAAAGCTACGTTGCGTATATGTCGGAGCTGTTCTATCACACGGACGACATCATGACGGTGCGCGCGCTGAGCGACTATCTGCGCAGACGGTATTCTCCTGATGATATCAGTTTTGACATCGACAAGTATACATGGCTCCGCGAAAGGATGCCGGACGAACAGCTCCTCTACTTGCAGCAGCGCGGGAAACTGGAGCACGGCGCGATCGTTGATTCTGAGCAACTGGACAGCATGATCGACGATGAGCTTACGGCGCTGTATGAGAACGCAAAGAATAAAAGCAAGTACTCCAATCTGGTCGTGTGGCTGGACAACTACGCAAACGTTCTGGCGGGAAAACAGACCAAGGGGGACCGCTCCACAGAGGAGGATTTCGGGCGAAAGACGCTGACCATCGGGAACAAACTCACTCGAGGATTCGGTGCGGCAAAGGTCGCGGGAAATATCGCCACGATCTTCAACCAGACAGCACAGATCCCGACAATTCTCGCGGAGAAGGGCCTGCGGAACACGGCAGCCGCCATCAAGGACATGGCGACCGGGCAGCTCCGGAAAACAGACTTCGCGCGGGAAAGCGACTATCTGACGAGCAAGAAAGGCGTACACTTTCTTGTCACGGATGAGAAGAACATGTATGAGTGGGCACTGGACAAGGTCGGGCAGGCGCAGGAGTTCGCGGACGCAACGGTGGCGACGATCGCGGTGCGGGCGGCGTATCTGGAGGGCATCCGGAATGGAATGACGCACAAGCAGGCCATGAGCTATGCGGATCGGTACGGTGCACAGGTCATGGGAGACCGCTCGAAGGGCGCAAAGCCCGTCGCTTTCAACTCCAAAAATCCGGTCATGCAGCTGATCAACACCTTCCAGCTTGAGGTCGCGAACTCGTGGGAGCACGTCACGCAGGACACGGGCGGCTTTGACTTCCGGGAGATGGAGAAAAAGTTCGGTAAGGACAAGGCTGTCAAGGCGCTGGCGGGCATTATCGTGAAATTCCTCGTCGCCACGTATATCTGGAACCGGATCGCGGATGAGATATACGGCGGAACGCCAGCGCCGTATGACGTGCTGGGCATCACATCGAATTTCATTGCGGGCGGATACGGCCTGAGCATCAACGACGCGATGAAGACCGTGATGGACAACGGCTGGGAAAAGGTCACGGGAGAACGGCTCTTCGGCACGGAAGACAAGGCGCGCAGCTTCAACGTTTGGAAAGCTATTGAGGCGGCGGGCGGTGACATCGCGAACGACATCCCGTATTTGCAGAATGCATCCGCATTGGTCGGCTGGGGTGACAACACGCTCCCGGCGGCGATCCCGACGAAGGCGCTGGACAACATGATCAACGCCGTCAAGGGCGGCAAGGGCGTGAAGGACATCACAAAGGCAGCGTTTGACGTCGGCACGGAGATCGCGCCCGGCGGCAGCCAGATCAAGAAAACGGCACGCGGCATCGACGCGATGGTGCGCGGCGGCGTGTATCAGGGCTACGGCGACCAGACAAAGCTTCGCTACCCTGTGGATAACAAAAATATCGGGAAGTGGATACAGGCTGTTGTGTTCGGCCCGAACGGGCTGAGCGAGACGGGGCGGTATTACGCCGGAGAGGAGCGCGCCATCGGCGAAAAGCAGACGACCGCATATCAGGCGATGATCGCGGCGGGCGCGGACAAGGAGGAGAGCTACCGCCTCATCCGCAGGATCACGAAGCTGGGAGACGACGAGGACTCGAAGCTGGACAAGCTGAACATGCTGCTTTCTTCAAAGGTATCCACGGCCGGACAGGGCGCGTATTACTACATCATGATGGCCGGAGACAAGGAGCGTGAGCGCATCGACGCGCTGACCGGAGAGGACGGCGTGATCGGGATGGACGACTATCTCAGGGCCGCGCAGAAAAAGCTTCAGATCGACGCGGACGAGGAGATGCGGCCGACGGAGAAGGCGGACGCCTTCCGCCAGTGGGTCAACCAGCAGGGCTACAGTGCCGATCAGAAGCGCGGCGTTCTGGACGCATTCAAGTTCAGCCAGATCATTATGGTCGGCGGCGGACATTCGGAGCTGTACCAGGCGGCGCTGGAGGGCGTGTCAGAATATGATACGCTGCGTGCGGACGCCATCGCCGCAGAAAAGGCGGGCGGAAAATCGCAGTCTCAAGCGGAGAGCTCTGTGAACAGCAGCCTCCGAAGCCAGATGAAGCAGGACTATCTCGACGGTCTGGTGGATGACGAGACAGCCTCCCAGTTCCTGAAGGAATACACCGGATCTGACGATGACGATGTGTTCTGGACGATGGAAAGCTGGAAGGGCGGAGACGACTGGAAGAAGTACGGGAAGTTCCTGGAGGCCGCTGAGAAGGGCGTTACGGCAGACACCAGGAAAGTCGCGAAGTACTACATGGAACACGGCGTGGACAAGGGGACGCTGTCCAGCCAGCTCACGACATATTTCAAGGAACGCTGGCTGGCGGCGAGCGGAGACGAGGCCGCACGGCTCAAGAGAGCGTACATCAGCGCCTACAAGGCCATCGGAGGCGATGGGGACAAGGCCCGCGACAACATGATCAAGTGGCGGCAGGAGGCAAACAAGAAACGGAGGGAAAACAAGTGAGCGCAAGCAATGTGATCCCGGCGGCGCGGGTCAGCCCGCGCATTGCGAACGGGTGTATTTGCTGGTACGAGGGAGACACGTTCTCCCTCCGCCTCCGGCTGGAGCTGGAGGACCAGGACGGCGCGGCCGTCACGGTCGGCGCGTCGGACAGCGTGAAGATCACGTTCTACGACCGGATGCGGCGGCAGGTGCAGCAGTTCGTGTTTTCCGGCATTGTGGGAAACACGGTGACGCTCGACTTTACGGAGGACGTGAGCGGGAAGTTCCCGCGGGGGCTGTACCGATACGACATTTTGTATACGCACGGAGACAAAACGACGCTTGCAAGCGGGAACATCGTACACGTTGAGTAAGGAGGCGAGGGTATGAAAATCGAGATCCCGGAAAGCGTGATGGTGACGATCCACGGGCTGATCTCGCGCGGCATACAGGCCGTGGAGGTGTCGGACGCGGGGCATCTGATCTTTACGCTGACGGATGGAGAGAAGGTCGATCTCGGAGACATCCGGGGCCCGGCAGGGCCAAGGGGAGAAGCCGGACCGCAGGGGCCGGCCGGACGAGACGGAGCAGACGGAAAGGACGGCGAGACCGGCCCGCGCGGGCAGCCAGGCCCGAAGGGAGACAGTTTCCAGACCGTGGTGGAGGACGACGGAAACGGCAACATCACCATCCGGGCGCTGACGACCGAGGGAACCGGAACGAGCGGGCAGAACGGATACACGTTCACGCCGTCCGTCAGCCCGGAGGGCGTTATCAGCTGGACGAACGACGGAGGGCTCGTGAATCCGGAGCCCGTGAACATCAAGGGACCGGCCGGAGCGAATGGGCAGCAAGGGCCTGCGGGAACGAACGGAAAAACGCCGGTGAAGGGGGCGGATTATTTTACGCAGGCAGACAAGGAGGAGCTTGTGCAGGCGGTGCTGACAGCGCTGCCTGACGGAGACACGGAGGCGTATTGATGGCGAAGGTGGTTGTAACAAAGGCAAAGCTGGAGACGCTGGCAGACGTGATCCGGAGGAAGACCGGAGTGAGCGGGAAAAAGACGCTCGACGAGCTGACACAGGCCGTGGATGGAATGCAGCTTGGGACAGACACGTCTGACGCGACGGGCGGAGCGGAACAGATGCTTGCGGGATACACCGCATACGGAGCGGGAGGCAAGTTTACGGGGGCGATCGAGAGCTTCAGCGGGTGGGAGGTTGCGCCGTCCGCGGCGCCGACGACCATCAAAGGCCGGCGCTATCTCGCAAGCGACATGACGATCAAAGCGGCAAGGCTGCAAGACAGGACGGTAAAGCCGACGACAAGCAGGCAGACCATCAGCAAGACGGATGCCGCGTGTTACGGGCTCGGCACAGTGACGGTGGAGGGCGCGAAGCTTCAGGCGTGCAGCGTGACGCCGAAAGACACAGAGCAGAACATCACGCCGTCCGGAGATAATATCGGATTCTCGTCCGTGCACGTCGAGCCGATCAAAAACTACACTAAGTTCATGCGGATCGTCATGCAAGGAGGCGGCGGAAACGGGCTGCGAATACCAAACACGGACGGCTTTACAAGCATATTTGAGTGCAGCGTACTCAGCGGGACAAAGCTGGAGGAGGTCGCGGAGTCCGGCGTCGTGCTCGCCGCTTTCTGGTCAGAGGGTAAAAGCCTTGTGAAGCAGGCGACGCACAACGGGTTTCAGGCAATCACGACATACAACGAAAATCTGAGCTGCGCGGTGGGGCAGGATGAGATCATCATGATGAGCTCGCTGCAGGGCACGAAGTTCTCAGGACCGCTCGCTGTGTCGGTATACGGAAGGTGAGGTGGGAAACATGGCAGAAAAAGAATTAAGATCGATCCAGTTCCCTGGGCTGGAAGACCGGTACGTCGTGCCGGAGGGAGGCGGTGGCGGAGCGACCGGCCCCGCCGGAAAGGACGGCATCACGCCGACCATCGGGGCAAACGGGAACTGGTATCTCGGCGACATCGACACGCAGAAGCCGTCTCGCGGCGAGAAGGGCGCTGACGGAGCAGCCGGTAAAGACGGCTACAGCCCGGAGGCGACTGTCACGCAGATCAATGGCGGCGCGAAGATCATCATCAAGGACAGAAAAGGCACGACATCCGCAAACGTGATGAACGGCGCACAAGGCCCCAAGGGAGACCCCGGCCCGCAGGGCATCCCCGGTG